TTGTACTTCGTACGTAGCTTTTTGCTTAACTCCAAACAAAGATGTTCCATAAATACCTGAACCATATGTTATTGATGCCGCTGCATCACTTGATAGTATCGAATCAGGTTGAATACTATCGGGTTGGTCAAAATCAAACTTAAGTGAATACTCAAGGTCAAAGTCGCCATTTACATCTAAATATGTTACACCCTTGTATATTGTCTTTCGTACAGTCGGATCGCCCAATGGGATAAACGGAGTGGCAAACGTAGCAGGTATGTCTGTGCCTGCAAACGAGTTACCTTGTTCCATTTGATATACGAATCCATCTGCGTTTCCGAAGTAAATTCTTTCTGCGAAACCGTCATACTCACTGTAAGTTACAAAAGCATTTATGCCACGTGTATCGTTGAATGCTATGCCAGTTTCTAATTGAGTTGCACCAATCCCTTTTGCTGAAGCGTTGGTGTATGTTGAGTTGTATCCAAATATTCTGTATTGACTTTTTTCACGAATAACTGTACTTGTAAAACCATTTGGACTACTACTTATTAAATCAAGTATCTCAACTTGTATTGTTTTAGATACAGATGCAAGACTAAAATCACCAAACCTATCTGTAGCAGAGAAAAGTCTTAGACCATCAGGACCTAAGAATATAATATCGCCACCTATCTCTTGTATTGTATCTTCGCCTACACAACCTAAGTCACGAGATACTGGCTTTAGTTGAAAGTCTCCTACACTGCTTCCTGCAATTACATTAATACTATTTTCACTAAATACAATAAGCTGATCTCGGAAAACAATCATTCCTGTTATTGTATCAGCTACGTTTATTATACCACCACCACTCGCACTTGTAAAGTCTGTATCTGCATAAGGAGCAGAAAAAACTACACTTTTACCGTTTCCAAGAAAGATGTGGTTCTTAAAATTGACTACGAAGCTAGAACCTGATGTATCAGTCGGTAAAGAAGATAGTTGTTCAAACGTAGTACCATCAAATCTGTAAGGCTTACCCGTGCTATCCACAAGCATAATTTTCTCTGTACCATCAAAGTCGTACTTCAGAAAACGTACCTTGCCTGATCCACCAACTGTAACACCGCCACTACTGTAAGTAGCATTATCACTTATCTGTGTCCATCCTGACCCACTAGACCTAAATAGGTCATCACCTCTTACAGCGTAAACATTTCCACCGTAACGATGTATACCTCTAACAACACCTGTGTTACTTAAAGCATTCGTATCAAACTTTTCAAATCCTTCTATTCGTGTATATCCACCAAATATAGATGGTTCAAAGTTACGTAGTATTCTTGCCGATCCGGGAGCTTGAAATCCCTGTTGATACGGGGATAAGTTGGTTATCAAACCACCCTTAAATTCAAACGAATGTGTCTGCCACCTATCAGGCATTAAACAGCCCTTGCATATATGTTTTCATTAACAAGTAAAGTTCTCATTTGTTTCAAGCCATCTTCAAACTTACGGAGAGATAATGTAGCTGATTCAAGATTGTCTCTGAACATATATGAGTGATACATTGCACCATCTACGATTACGTGTTTGAATCTAAATGGTATTGTTGGAACGTCATCGTATGTGTCTAAATCTGCAGGGATCATAAAAAATTCATACTCGATTGTGTAAGCTTTGTCTGGCATAGGTGCAACGATGAGATCACCATCTTGTGAGCGAACAATGTATTCAGGAACTGTACCCTTTGTGGTATCTGTCTCACCTTCTTGGTCTATGTATCTGTCCACGTATTCATCGTAGCTCATTTGCTTGAGTCTTCTTGCTTCGTTGAGATCAAGTGAAGCATTACGTAAGATACGAACAGTATCAAAGTCTGTGTACTTTGCATTTTCTGGTAGAGGATATCTTAATTCACCTGCCGTAAGAGTTATGTCATCTGTATTGTGATTGAAGGGCCAACTAAAATGCTTTTGGTTGATGTCACGAATTGCAGAGTTTATCGCATCTTTAACTTGGGAGTAAAACCCATTGGCTGTAGCAAAGTTAGCAGACGTAAGTTCTGTCTCATTAAGTCTGCGACATACTTCATTTGTAAGGGAGAGATAATCATAAGCCATCAGTTTTTCTCCACGACTCTTATACGAACTTCTTGTTCACGAACAGTGGCGTCACTAGCAGTCACACGACACACAATTTTATATGTTGTGAAAGCAGTACCACTGCCTAAATATATTGTAGCAACTGTATCTGTGTTGGTTCGACTAACAAGCTGTAAACCATTTACAATTTGACTGTTTGACCAAGTCTGTAACACACCATCTGCATCGTATATTTTCCAAATAACTGATGCTATTGTATCAGTACCTAGAGTAGGTTTCCAATTTATTGAATAGTCTAACTGTTCGTCAGGATCTTTATCGGGCCATTTCAATGCCATTTTAAGCAGCCCTCCTTCGTGAGCTTGTTTGTTGAGGTAATGTATTAGCTACATTTCTTCTATCGTATGCTGTTGCAGTGAATGTTGTTATAACCCCTGTAGCTGTAACTGTGTTTGTAGACATTGTACCTACAACACCTGTACTAAAATGAGTGAAACTATTTGTTAATGTTCCTACTGCACCTGTAGCTGATACAGACTGAAGTCTTTCTTGGACATCTATCTCAAAGCCATCTACTTGTACTTGTTCTATTGCACCTGTAGCTGATACACCTGTAGGTGTTACATTGGCTGCACCTGTTACTATAACAGTAATTGCACTACCTGTTTCATTTGTAATTGTAGTAGAACCATTTGTTCCATCAAAATGAAGTAGTGCCGCTGTATTTACATCTAAAGAGTATGCTTCTGTTTCAGGTGTGAAACTTGCAGCAGAAAGACCTGTCGGTGTAGATGCTCTAAACTCGTCTATGTATCCTGTAAATTCTTCAGAACCATTTTCTTTAGCTCCAATTACATAGGTATGAGCATTGTACTCTGCACCTGCTTGCTGACCTCTTTGGAATCCATCTACAAATACTTCTGTAAAGGCAAACCTTCTTTGTAGTCGTATATGATGCCAAGTGGAGTCACTTAATTGTCCAGTAACTGACCTAATTATAGAATTATCTTTAATTACTTGTAAAGTACCACTACTAATACGTAAAGCAAAACCAGAGTTAGAGTTTTGTGCATCCCAAAGATGAGCAGTTTGACTTGTTAGTCCTGAAGAATAAACCCAAAAATCTACAGCCCATTCTGAATTTGTTAGCAGACTTGAAGTGTAACTTGTTGTTACAAAATCATCTACTCCATCTAGTAGTAAACTAGCAGTGCCAAACTTCTTCTCTGCTGTAGAAAGTTGTGCATTACCACTTGCTGTAAAAGGTTTAAGAGCATTAAATGTAGCTGAAACAGAATTAAGTATAAATGGTATAGTTCTAATTTCACCAATTGTTACTGTGGCAAAAACACTTGCTAAATTTTCACTTGCACCAACCCCAACTGATGCAATTACACCTGTAGCTGAAATGCTAGGAGCATTTATTGTAGGTGTAGTGCTACCGTATATAGCTGTACCATAACGACCAGTTCCGTATATAGCATCATTAGCACCAAAAAATGCTTGTGCAAAAACAGTTCCTATAGAACCTGTAGCTGATACACCTGTAATTGGTTCTGATGGATTTTCAGATAGGGTATTAACTACTCCTGTCGCTGAAACAGAGCCTAGTGTTAAGCTAGAATCATTGACAGCAGTGACAGTTCCAATTTGTCCTGTAGCACTAACTCCTGTTAATGTAGCACTAATAGTAGCATTTGTAGCAGTTACATGTCCTGTAGCACTAACAGACCCTACAACTATGATAGGAGTTACGACACCGAAAGAAGCAGTACCGTATTCCCCTGAACCATATATAGCATCATTAGCACTGTAGAACGACATGCTTTAAATCCTTAAGCTATACGGATTACGGCGTTAGAAGCATCAGCAGTTGGGAACTGAATAGTCAAGTCACCTGCAGTAGCAGACACTGTACCACCAAAGTCAATTACAGCTATAGCAGAGTTACTGTTTGCAGTATTATAAATTATACAACCATCAGCAGATGTTGTTACGTTGCTGAACACTTCATCAGCAAAGTCTACAGTAGCAGTTGTACCATCTACAGCAATAGTCGCACTGTCTAGTGCTTGACCACCTGCAGTATAGTTTGTACCACTTGCTTCATCAGAGTTACCTGTTACGTCAGAATAGTTAGTTGTAGCAGCACCATATGTACCTGATGGGGATGCTTTAATAAGTGCTAGTTTAAGTGAATCAGTATCAAGGTCGTGTAAACCACCTAATAACTCTGATTTAAAACTAGTACACATCGCAGTTGTAATAGCCATTTATCTCTCCTTCGGCTTAATTATAGAGAAGTTTGAAAGAACTCCTCTAGGGATACTGTTATATTTACAGCACTGTTTGCACTTGCAAGACCTCGTATCTTGTCACTACCAATCAAATACAAAGGATAATCTGTAATCTGTAGTAGTGAGTTTGCAGGTAGTTCAACAAGTTCTGCTAAAGTATAAAACGTTGTTGATGCTGCATCGTACCAATCTAAGCTAAATGTGACCAACGAACTAGAAGCATTGTTAATAT